GTACAAAGGATATGGTTTGGGACGTAGGTGAGTGGGTTAAAGGAATGAATACGGTTAATGATTGAAATAAGGGGCATTATTATTGGGATAAAACAGGTAGTGAAACAGGAGTTAGAGAGTGAAAAGGCACATTATCAGATGTGGCGAGGAAATCAAAAAGGATTTCAATCTGCTCGGGTGTAACTGATTTGTCATATGCGCGATAAAACATAGCTAAAGATATGCAACCGTAGCGCTTTTGATATTGCGTTTTAACAACGGAAACGCGCTCCTTAGCAGACATTTTGGCTTCATTGAAATGTTTCTCGGAATCATAGTTCTTACCGAGAAATTTGGCAGCATAGCGCACGACGTCGGGGAAAAAGCCGTGTGGCGTAAGAAGCCAACCAGCGAATTCACCATCGACAAGAAGATGATCTTTGGCAACATGACCAGTTTGTTGGATGAGGTTGCGACCCTCAAGAGTCATATAGGCGTTGTCACAGAGGATGGCGGAATCATCGCCCTTGAAAAGACACATGCGCAAACCTTTTATTTTATAAATGGCGAACACAAGACCACAATTGCAGACCGTGTTTTCTAGAATAGTAAAGGGGTTACCACTAAATTGTTTCTCATAACCATGCAGTACTGTGGTGCCAAACTTAGTGTGATAGCGCATATCCCACTCAGAACGGTACAGTAAGAACCAGTCGTTAATGACGTCAGGGCACCCACACCACGTTAGGAGGGTGTGTGTAACACGCGACATAGCCTTGCGGAAGGTGGAGTCCCATTCAGAAAAGTCGTTACAAAGCCAGCGCAGGCCCTTAATAGGCTCACCGTGTTTATCCATTGGATAGGTCGCAGTGTACTCGTCATTGAGGTCGGACTCTGAATCGAAGGTGGCGAAGATGATAGATTGATTATGCGCACGTGCAATCTCACGGAGACGGGTGAGGATGAACCGGGCGTACGCAGCAAATAGAAGATTTGGACGCTTCGAAAAGGACGCAATACCCTGGCCAACCTTATCACTAGTGTCAAATCCGGCTT